ATTACGTTTCTGCAATCTGTGAATACTGCGGAAAACAATTCACAGCCAGCAAGTACAGCGTGCCCGCAACCTGTAGTAGACCGTGTGCTAACCGTAATCGCGCTAGATCAAAAGGCTGACGTTTACGACATCGAGGTTGACGATGCCCACGAGTTTGTTTGTCAGGGCATCGTTGTCCACAACTGCCGCTACGCATTAGAACCAATCATGAAAAAGGCCAACTACAGCTGGTCAGGTTTTCGGTAACCCACCTATAAATCCCCACACTTTGCACCCGACCAAAAACTAACCTACAATGCCTAGGATACCAATTCACCTACAGGTATTAGGCATACATGGGCACACTCACGCGCATCTACGACGGCCTACGCAACGTGGTGGCCAATCTCGGCACATCCCGCGATAAGGCCGCGCATAGCGTTTACACGCTGGACGTTATGAGCGCGCACGAGCGGCAGACCATGTACCGCTCAAGCTGGACGGCGCGCGCCATCGTGGACTATCCCGCTGAGGATGCGACCCGCAACTGGCGCGTTTGGCGCGCTGAGGCCGATCAAATCAGCAAAATTGAGGCGGAAGAAAAGCGACTGGACCTGCAGCGTATCACCCTGGCCGCACTCAAAGCCGCGCGGCTGTATGGCTGGTCCGTGATCTTCATCAACACCGCCGATCAGGACGCATCGTTGCCATTACAGCCCGGCACTGAAATCCTCTCCCTGATTCCGCTCACCCCGGACATCGTGACTTTGGGTGAGCTATCACGCGACGTAACCGGGCCGTACTTTGGGCGGCCTGAGTTTTACACCATCAGCACCAATGCCAACCCGCTGAAGATCCACGCCAGCCGCATGTGCCTGTTTACTGGCGCAGATATTCCCGCGTCGCCGCTCACCCTGACCGTTCTGGGCGATTCCGTATTGCAATGCTGCATCGATCCTGTCCGCCAGCTGGATGCAACCTGTGCGAACACCGAAAGCCTGGTGTACGAGGCGAAGGTGGACGTTTTGAAATTCGATGGCCTTGCTGATCTGCTGGAACAGGGCGGCGATGATGCGCTGATCAGCCGCCTGACCGTACAGGCCGCAATGAAGGGCGTGAACGGGGTGCTGGTGATTGACGCCAAAGACGACTACCTGCAGAAAAGCGCCAGCTTTGCAGGGCTGACGGAGGTTATCCAAAAGCAGATGGAGCTGGTAGCGGGTTCCGCTGGCATCCCGATCACCCGGCTTTTTGGCCGTGCAGTAGCCGCGTTATCCGGAAGTGGCGAGGGCGATGAGCGCGTCTATTTCGACCGCGTGAAAGCCGATCAGGCCAACAAAATTACACCCGCAATCAATTGGATGAGTGCATCATCACCTGCGCACTGGGCACCCGACCGCCTGAAATCTGGCATGAATGGGCACCGTTGCGCCAACTCACGGATAACGACAAGGCGGAGCTGCTAGGCAAGATCGCCACCGCTGCAAGATCACTGGCTGGCGGCGCAGGCGAGGTATTGCCTCTGGACGTGCTAAGTGATGCGGTAAGCAATGCGCTGATTGAATCCGGCGTGCTGCCGGGCCTTGAGGCAGCGCTTGAGGAATACGGCTCACTGGCAGAGCAGGGCATTAAGGAGGACGATCAAACTTGGGCCGGAGTTGTTTGAGGAGGTTAAATAGTGCCAATCAAAATTTCTGACCGCGCAACGATAACCGACAAGTTGCAGGTGGACGAAAATGGCTACCTGAACATCAACGCCCGCGTTGCGCGTACCGGCATACAGCAATATCTGGGCGCAGAGTTGGGGCGGCCTGATCTGGGCATTGTGAATGTGTACCGTGATGAGGCGGAAGTATTCGCACACGATTCACTCAACACCTTTTCCAAACTCCCGCTGACCGATGACCACCCGGCGGAATTTGTGACCGCTGAAAACTGGCGCGACCTTGCGCGTGGCGTTACCGGCGATGAGGTTTTGCGCGATGGGGAATACCTGAAAATCGGGCTGAAAATCGCCGACGCCGCGACCGTTAAAGCCATTCAGGATGGCAAGCGGGAACTGTCCGTTGGGTACAGCGCGCAGATTGAATTTGTCGATGGCGTTGCGCCCGATGGCCAGCGTTATCAGGCAGTACAAAAAGACATTCGAGCCAACCACATTGCAATTGTTTCCGCTGGCCGCGCAGGCAGCAAGGCAAGAATCGGGGACGCATGGGCGTCACCTATCACTGAACCAACAATCACACAAACGGGAGGCCCTATGGCTGACTCAAACATGAAAACCATCGTGCTCGGCGATGCAGCTGTAACGGTCGCCGCGACGGACGTCGCAGCCGTCGAGAAATTCAAGCAGGACGCAGCAAAGCAGCTTGCGGATGCCGTTGCGGAGAAAGATAAGGCAATCGCCGCAAAAGATGCGGAGCTTGCCAAACTGCAAGCGCAGCTGGACGACGCCAAAACCAAGATTCTGACCGATGCGCAGATTGATCAGCGCGTCGCAGAGCGGGCTGACCTGGTAGCGGTATGCGCCCGCCTTGCACCCAATGTGAAGCCGCAAGGTCTGATGCGGCGCTCAAGAAGGCCGTTGTGGTTGCGAACCTGGGAGATGCGGCGATTGCAGACAAATCGGAGGCGTACATTGATGCCCGCTTCGACATCCTCAAAGAGTCCGGCAAGACCACTACACCTGTCGCTGATGCCTTCCGGCAGGGCGTGCAGCAAGTGGGCGATGCCGAAAAACAAATGCACGACGCTTACACCAAGAGCGTTGTCGACATGAACGCATGGCGTAACGCCCAATAAGGAGTTCCAATCATGGCACTTACATTTAAAACCGATATTACCAAGTACGCACGCGGCCGCCGCGTGAACATGGAAGAGTGGAACAGCATCACCCGCACCGCTGAGGCCGCTATTGCGTTTGGCGTGCCCGTCATGCCTGGCAGCGGGGCAAACGGTGTGGTTACGCTGACCAACGATGCCGATAAAAACATCCTCGGCATTTCCGAAGCCTCGCAAGTGCTCCCTCACACCGGCGATGCCTATGCACAGTACGACAATGTTGCAATTTGCGAGTCGGGCGTTATTGCGGTGCTGTTATCCAAGGCTGTAACCAAAGGCGCAGCCGCTCGCTTCAAGCCCTCGACCGGCGGCTGGACAGATGCCGCGCAGGGGAGCGATTCCGTGACTGTGCCCGGTGCGCAATTTGAAGAAGACGGCGCAAGCGGCGCAATCGGCGTCGTTCGTTACCGCCGTCCTGTACCTTCACTTTCTGCCAACTCTTAAGGAGCGCAAGCGATGAATTTTACCGACCAACAAGCGCTCTCTTTCGTGACGGCGCAGGCGTACAAAATCAATCAGGCCGTGTACGAAACCCGTTACCCGGACTTTGATTTTAGCAAGCTGATTTATGTGGATAGCTCAGGCCCCGAATGGGCGCCCGGCGTGCTGACCTACACCAGCGACATTACCGGCGCAGCCCGCTGGCAAAGCGGCTACGCGAAAGACGTGCCGCTCGCCGACGTGAATCAGGATTACGCGCTCAAGAGCTTCCACATGGCCGCAATCGGCTATCAGTGGAACCTCGAAGAAGTGAACACCACGCTAGGATTCCCCGGCGCAAACCTACCTGACCGCCGTGCGCGTGCCGCGCGTCTGGCCTACATGAAATTCATGTACGACCTGACCGTCAAAGGCAATGCGGACAAGGGCCTCACCGGCTTGATCAACTATTCCGGCGTGACCGCATCCGATGCGCCGAACGACGGTACCGGCGGCGCGCGCGTGTGGTTTGACGCAAATGGCGTGGGGCAGAAAACCCCGGCGCTCATTCTGCGCGACATCAACCTTGCCTTGCAGGGCGTGTACACCGGCACCAACCGCATCGAGCTGGCCGACACGCTGTTGCTCCCTGTTGAGGCGTACAACTACATTGCGTCCACCCCGTACAGCGCGACCACGATGGAGACCATCCTGACGTTCGTGCAGCGCACCAACATTTACACCATCCAGACGGGCCGACAACTGACGATCCGCGCGATGCCGGAATTGGGCACGCAGGCGTCTGGCAGCCTCGGTCGATTGGTGGCGTACAAGAACGATCAGGAGTACGTGAAGCTTCACCTGCCCATGCCGCACCGCTTCTTGCCGGTGTACCAGGATGGGCCGATGAACTTTGCCGTTCCCGGCATCTTCCGTACCGGCGGCGTTGAGCTGCTGACCACGGCAGGGATGCGCTACATCGACAAGATCAGCACACCGCCCGCGTGATTGAACTGGCCGGACTGAACCGCCGGCCTTCACTTTTTGCAGGAGTCAAAATGATAGCCACACTCACCAATCGCACAACCGGGCCGTTTGATATCGAGTCACTCACGGGCACCGTTAGACTGCCCGCGAACGGTCATATTACCGGTGACTTCGACCCGGAGTACCTGACCATTCTGGAGGCGTTCGGCATGGTGGGCGTGAACCGTGAGGCGCAATCCGTAGAAGCCCGGCGAGGCAGACCCCGCAAGGAGCGCCGCTGATGGCCTACGGTACTGACCAAGGCTTTCTGGACTGGCTCGCAGCGCAAGACCTGACCGCGCCCGTTACACCGCCAGCACTTTCAGTGCATCGGCAGATCGGCAGCGCTTACGTCGATGCGGCCTACGAATGGGCGCTGACTTGCTCCACCCGTGCCGGTGGCTTTGATCAGGTGGACGCATGGCCGCGCAAAGGCCACCGCGTGAATGGTGAGTTGGTGCCTGATGATCATGTTCCGCTGGCGTGGGTGCACGCATCGTACAGGGCCGCGTGGCTGAATGCCACAAACCCCGGCTGGGCTACCGCTGCGAAGGACACCACCCGCGTTACAAGGCGCGAGCAGGTGGATACGATCAGCCGCGAGTTTTTCGCAGCGGATGAGGTCGCGCAGCTGGATGCAGCGCCCGGCATGAACGCCGACCCGATCATCAACGGCATGGTCAAGCCGTGGCTGTGCAGCAAAGGCCGCTCGGCGCAATCGTTATTCAGGGTGATCTGATGGCGTTTTATGATCAGATGCAAGATATGGTGCGCGACCTGCTGAAGCCGGACACCGACGGCGGCTTAGGGCAGGGCGTTATCAAGATTCAGCGCACATCCCCCGGCACGCCTGACCCGCTGAACCCCTATGCGCCCGTTACACCGGTTATCTCTGAGTCCACCATCAAGGGCGCAGTGCGCGGCGTGGATGCAAAGCTGGTAGGCACACAGGCAGGCGAGACTGTGCTGCTATCCACCGACCGCGTGGTAATCACCGAAGCGCTCGCCACACCCTACAAAGCGGGCGACACGCTCACGATTGACGGCAGAGCGGTATCTATCCTGGCCGTTGAAAATATCCCAGCAGCGGGCACTGTCGCCGCTGTGCGGTTCACTGTGAGGGGCTGAGCATGGCCAGACCTTCTGATAATCAGGTGAGACAGTTCGCCGCACTGATTGAAGCCTACGAGCCGAAGGTACGGCAGGCCTTCATGACCGCCGTTACTGATTTTAACGATCAGGTGGACTGGAAAGCGCTGCTGAATGCGCTGGAATCCGGTTCCACTTACAGCGCCATTGCAGCACTGAATATCAGCGAGGCAGCGTTCTCGGCCTACTCGCAGGTATTGACTGCCGCGTTTATTGAGGCAGGCAATGCCACCGCCCGCACCATCGTCAAATCAGGCTACGGCAATATTGGGCTGCGATTCGATGCGAAAAACCCGCGTGCTGAGCAGTGGATACGCGAAAACGTCGGGCAGGAAATCACGCGCATCACGAAAGAAACCGAACTGGCCGCGCGTACTTTGATTGAAGCCGGATATGCCGCAGGCAACCACCCGCACACCATCGCGCTGGATTTGATTGGCCGCGCAAAGCGCCCGTCAATGCACAGGGGCGGGGGCATTGTCGGGCTGGACATGCCGCGCGCAAACCGCTTTGCAAATGTGGCGCAAGCGATCCGCACAGCAGAGGGCGTGCAGTCGCTGGTGATCAAAACCGATACGGGCCTGGCGCTTCGCTACAAGGTCAACCGCGCGACTGCCAGCCGCATTTTTGCCGCGTACCGGCAAGGTCGCGTACTGGATGCAGACGAGCAGGCGATCAGTATCCGCCAATACCGGAACGCGCTGCTCAAAGCGCGTGGCGACACCATCGCCGAAACCGAAACCGCCAACGCCGTGCTGAGTGCGCGTGATATTCAGTGGCAGCAATTTGCAGAGGAACAGGGCAAGCGACCTGAAGACATTCTGAAGACATGGCGACACGGTCGCGGGCCGTCGAAATATCACCGGCCTGATCATCTGGCGATGGCTGGCACCACTGTGCGCGGCTTGCATACACCGTTTCAATTTCCAGACGGCACCGCGATGCAGTACGCGCACGACCCCGCAGGCGGTGCAAAGCACGTCATCAGGTGCGGTTGCATGGTGACCTACCGACTGGATCACAAGGCGGGCTTGCTATGAGCTTTTCAGCAGATGTGGGCAAGTGGGCAAGCCAGAGTGTTCAGCGGTTAACGGCAGTGCGCAGGCGCTCGGTTGAGCTACTGGCGGATGAGATGACCCGCACCGTGAACGAAGGCGGGCGCGTGCCGTTCCAGACCGGCAACTTGTACAAGTCGCTGCTAGCCAGCACCGAAGGCATGCCGCAAGTGGGCGATCCGCCATTTACTGCCGTGGATGTTGGGATCACGACCGCGACGTTAGAGCTGAATCAGCCCGTGTGGCTTGGTTATCAGGCGCGTTACAGCAGGCGCGTTAACTATGGATTCATCGGCGCAGATAGCCTCGGTCGCACGTACAACCAGCCCGGATATTACTTTGTCGATCATGCCATTGCTGGATGGCAAAGCATCGTAACGGCTGCCGTGGAGGAACTGAGATCATGACCACCCGCACCGATACGGCGATCTGGCTGGCACTGAAGACGCGAATTGATGCGATGCAGCTGGCCGATGAGAAGGGCAATGTTTATGCAATCGCATGGCCAGGCATCCCGTTCACCATCCCTGTAGATAGGGCCTATTTGCGAGTAGCGAAAATCGCCGCGCCACCGCAGCGGATATTTATCAAGGGTGGGCAGGCGCATGACCGCGCCGGCAAATTGATTATCACAATTGCGCACCCGGCAAATCAGGCGATGAGCGCAGTTTACGAAGACCTTGCAGCGCGCATCGCAGAGCACTTCAAGGACGGAACACATATGCGGTTCGAGCATGTTTGTGTGCAGGTCACATCGGCGCCGCACGTTCAGGAAGGTTATCTGGACGGCGCGTATTGGCATAAGCCCGTATTCATTTCGTGGGGGTGTTCGGCATGAGCTGTCCAGATTGTGAAGCGCGACGGCGCGCATTTGTTGATGCGGCCATGCGTCGAAATGTTGTTGAGGCAACAAAACAAGCCGCAAAAGGTGCGGCTGAATTGATCGGTGTAAAAACCAAAACGGCTGTAGCTGAACAGGCGGCAGCGAAAAACCAAGAGGCAAAAAATCATGGCTAAAGTGAATCCGATTTCCGGCTCCCGAATTTACATCGGCGGGGCCACGACTGCGAAAAACGCGGTTGACCTGTCCGACTTTTCAACAAAAACATGGAAAGAAATTGGTGGCTGGGCAAATGCTGGCGGCTTGGGTGATCCGTTCGAGATCGGCACGCAAACGCTGATCAACGAATCGCGCACCCAAAAATTCAAAACGGTGCAACAAGGCTCCAGCATGGAAAACCAGTTTGTTCCGGTGCCGGGCGACGCTGGGCAGGCTGAAATGCGCGTGGCTTCCAACGACCGATGCAACCATTACGCCTTCAAAGTGGAGTGGGCCGGATGCCAAACGCCCGAAACCGCTACAATTTCAATCGCTGATCCGGCTGTAGTGACGCTGGCGAATCACGGCCTGAATGTTGGTGATGCCGTGATCTTCGGAACCACTGGCGCACTGCCTTCACCGCTTGTTGCAGGCACGGTGTACTACGTCAAAACCGCACCCACTACCGGAACATTCACGGTAGCCGCAACACTCGGCGGTACTGCCATATCTACCGACGGCGGAAGCCAGAGCGGAACGCACACCGTGAGCCGCGCTGCGAGCCTGACCCAATATTTCAATGGAATCGTGAACGATACCGGCAGTTCCGGCGGCGACGCTTCAGCCGCATATCTTCGCGGCTGGACGATTGATACCACTTCTAACATCGTTGAAATCTAATCCCGCAAGGGTAGGGGCAAGACCGGCGTGGTTCACCGGTTGCGCCCCGCTTTATCGAACCAGAACCAATGAGGTGTAAAAAATGGATATCGGCCAGCTTATAAAATCCGATGAGGCATTAAAAGCCATTGATGACGGCGTCTGGGTGCGCGACCTTCCCGGTGCGCCTGGCGTTGCGTTAAAAGTGCGGGGCTTTCGGTCTGAAGCCGCGCAGAAAAAAACGCAGGCGCTGAAAACCAAGGCGCGTACCGCCAATGGTAAGCCGCTGGAAGATGATGAGGTGCGGGCGATTCTGGATCAGGTCGCAACAGAAGATATTCTGCTGGACTGGGAGGGGATTACTCAGGGCGGCAAGCCGCTGAAATACAGCAAGGCCGTTGCCCAAAAAATGTGTTCCCGACATGGGGAAGGCTTGCGTAATCTGGTGATTGAGGCGGCCAACCGCGTTGATTCCGAAACTGGGCAGTTCATCGAGGGCGTTACAAAAAACTGATTGCCCGCTTGCGCTGGCTGGTGAAGTACCCCGACGCAGCTAAGGTCATCCGTGATTACAAGCGGTTCGGGGTGCCGATACCAGACGAACTGGTAGCGCCAGCGTTGCGGGACATTGAGTGGGACTTGTGGGAGGCTTATCACCATCTGGCAACATGCCGTCATATCGGCATGGATTACGGGCCGATACCGTGGACTGCAATTCAGGTGTACGCGGATCGTTGTGTTGGGATGGATAGGCTATTATTCACAGAGATCATCCGGCGCGTGAATGTCGAGCACATGAGTGACGACTTTGACGCGGAGCCATTTTCACCGGAAATGATGCGCAGAGGCGGGAAAAAGAGATGACGGAAGTTGCAGCGCTTGGCTTGCGGGTAGACGGGGCAGAAGGCGTTGAGGCCGTTGCCGCCGCGCTCAATTCATTGGCGCGCAACAGTAGCGCCGCCGAAACCGCCAGCAAGACCTTGCAGACCGCATCATCGAAAGCGGCGACCACAGCCGATGCGCTGGCGCGCTCGGTCAAAAATGCCGCCAGCAATTTAGACCCGATGGCGCAGGCAGAGCGCAGCGCAACCGCGCAATCCGTTGCGCTTGCCGATGCCTTCATGGCCGACATTGCCAATGCTGCACTGTTTGGTCGATCTGCCAATGACCTGACCGACGATCTGGACGACCTTGGCGGGCAGCAGGATTCCAACCGCTCAAAATCCGACGAGTTCAGCGCGGCGCTGCAAAAATTGCTGGATCGGATCAACCCACTATCGGCAGCAGAGCGCCAGCACGCAGCCGATACCGATTTGCTGAATACCGCCATGAATGCAGGCGCAATCAGCGCTGAGCAATTCCAGCAGGGCGTAGGGGCGCTGAATCTTGAGCTGGACGGCGCAAAGGCCGATGCCTTTGGCGCATCCCTGCAAGCCATCCTGGACGCCTCAGACCCACTGGCCGCAGCGCAGGCGCGCAATGCTGCGCAGGTGGCGGAATTGCAGCGCGCATTTGATGCCGGGAAAATCAGCATCGACCAGTTCAACACCGCCAGCGATTACCTTGCCAACGAGCTGGCAAAGGCCACCGATGATGCCGACGGTTTTGCATCGGCGCTGCAAAAGATCATGGACAAGGCCAACCCGGCAGCCGCAGCGCAGCGGGCCTTTGCGGATCAGACCGCCGTGATCGATCGGGCGCTGCAAGCAGGCAAGATCAGCGTAGATGAGTACCGGCAGGCCGCTTCGATGCTTTCCGATGAGCTGAAAAACGCCGGGGGTGCAGGCAAAGGCATTGGTGCAAGTATCGCGTCCATGCTCGGCCCATTGAAAGCGCTTGGCGGGGCTGTAGCCGCCGCGTTCAGTGTGTCTGCCGTTGCCAGCTATGCGGATAAATGGTCAGATTTGTCCTCGCAAGTGCGCGTTGCGATCAAGCCGCATGAGGATGTAACGGAGGTCATGAGTCGCCTGGGCGACATTGCGGAAACCACCTACTCGGACGTAAGCGTAACCGCCGAATCGTTCGCACGAAATGCACAAACGCTAAACGTGTTAGGCAAAAGCACCCGCGAAGTATTGGACTACACCGAAGCGCTGAATAATGCGCTGGTGGTAAGCGGCGCGAAGGGTGAGCGTGCAATACTGGTGCAAGACAACCTTGCGCGCGCAATGTCAAACGGCGCAATGGATGGGCAGCAGTTGCGCATCGTAATGAACTACGGCAGCGAGGTTGCCGCAGCGCTTGCCAAAGAGCTTGATACCAACGTGATCAGCCTCGGCAAGTTCGCCAGAGAGGGCAAAATCACGGCGGATGTGATCAACAACGCATTGATCAAAAACGCCGATTCATTCCGTGAGCGGGCAGAGTCCATGCCCGCCACCATTGGCGATGCGTTCGGGCGGATACGTGACTCAGTGTTGCAGGTAGTGGGCGTTTATGACTCGGCCAACGGATTGTCCGAAGCCTTCGCCACGCGCATCGTGGACATTGCAAAAGCGATTCGCTCGGTGGATTTGACGCCATACATCGACGGTATTGCCACCGCTGCAAAAGTCGCAGGCGCGTATCTGGTGGCTACCAAAGGGATTCCCGCAGCGCTGGCGCTAGCAGAGGCCGCGACCGTCGCCTATTCCGCAGCCGTTAAATTCCTGACCACACAGCTTGTCCAAGCCGACCTTGCGACCGGCAAGCTGGCGGGCAGCACCGGCAAGCTGCAACTGGCGCTCAACATCCTGGCCGCCGCTTACGCAGGCTGGGAAATCGGCACGATGTTACGCGAGCGTTTCGCCGTGGTCGAGAAGGCGGGCATTGCCATGATGGGTACGTTGCATGCCGCTGCTGTGCGCGTCATGGGCTTTTTCGAGGAGTACAAGGAGAAGGTTACCTTTGCGCTGAAAAACCCGTTTGTGGCCGCAAAAAATGCGCTGATTGATTATTTCGCGTTCCTGAATAGCTTGGGCGCAAAGGCGCTGAAAGCCATCGGCATGAGCGGCGTTGCAGAGTCAATCTCCATATCGCCTGAAGCGCTCAACAAAATGCGCGGAACGGTTGCAACGGCCCACGAGCAGCGCATTGCGGATATTCGCAAGCAGACCGAGCTGGAAGTCCAGACGATCCGCGACGGGTATCAAGAACAGTTCGATATGGTCGAGCAGGGCGTCAACAAGGTCAACGAAAAGGCGTCAACGCTCAAGCTGGATGGCGAGGTTCAGGATACACATTCCGATACCTACGAAAAAATGCAGCGCGAAATCGAACTGACTACCGCGCTGATCGGCAAAAACAGCGAGGCTGAAAAGCTGGCCACGCGCATCAGGCTTGGCGACATTGAGGGCCTGAAAGAAGGCGAGGCGGAGCTGCTGATTGCAGCAGCGAAGCAGAAGGACGAACAGCTGAAGCTGCACAAAGATACTGCCGAAGCCGCGAAAAGTAGCAGCCGCGTGAAGGTAGACGCCAGCGCACAAGCGCGCCAGGCCATTGAGCAGGAAATCAGTGCACTAGAGCGGGCCGCGAAACAATGGGGCATGACGCCTGAGCAGATTCAGATTGCCGATTTGCAGGACAAAGGCGCGTCCGATCAGGACATTGAGCGCGCAACGGCGGCGATGGAAACCACGCGGCACCTGGACGAACAGCGGTCGCAGGCAGAGCGGCTGAGCAGCGTTTACCAGTCATTGATGCGCGACGATGAGCAGAGGTTGTACTCGCTGAAGGCGCAGCGCGATGAAATTCAGGGCTTTTCCGATGCGTTCGCGTCGCCTGATCTGAAATTGGAGCTGGATTCAAAAGCGTTTGAACAAGCGCTCGGCAGTTTCGACAAGGTGAAAT